AATGAATTAACTAATCCTGAAAAAATTTCAAATAGAAATAATAATTATCCCAATGCTTTTAAAATTAATGACGATGATGTTGAACCGTCTATTTATGAAAGACAGATTTTTATACCAATAAATGCATGGTTTACTTTATTAACCACTTCAGCAATACCATTAGTTTGTTTACAATATACTGATTTAGAAATTCATTTTACTTTTAGACCACTTGTAGAACTTTTTACAATTAAAGATATAGCTTATGATGTTAGTAATAATCCTTTAAATATAGATACAAATTTTTATGATAATTTTCCAAGAATTAAAGCCAATCAATCTAAAGATTTAAGATATGCATTTCATAGATTTATACAAGAACCACCCATATTTGATATAGTTGATGAATATATATATGAAAATACTAACAATAATTTAAATATGGATATTCATTTATTAACTACACAATGTTTTTTAGATAATGATGAACGCAACTTTTTCTCTAAACATTCACAAACATATTTAATTAAAGAAGTTCAAGAATATGATTTCTTTAAAGTTAATAAATCTAGTAAAATTAAATTAGAATCACATGGATTAGTATTAAATTGGATGTGGCATTTTCAAAGAAATGATGTAGCAGATAGAAATGAATGGTCTAATTATACAAATTGGGAATACGAAGAAAATATTCCAAATAATTTAATTAAATTGAGAGATTCAGATGATAATGAAATTATGTATCCATATAAAAAATTATATACAAATAATAATAAGAATATTTTAATAACTGGAAATATACCAAATGATTATGAAGAAAATAATAATAAATTTATTATGAGAGATTTTGCTATAATTTGTGATGGTAAATATAGAGAACAACAACTACCTTCGGGTGTTTTTAGTATGGTTGAAAATTTTTCAAGAAATAATTCTAATTCAAAAGATGGGCTTTATCATTATTCATTTTCAATAAATAATGACCCTTATAAATATCAACCTTCTGGTGCTTTTAATACAAATAAATTTAAAACTATAGAATTTGAATTTAATACTAATTTTAATCCACCACTAGACTTATCTAATGTAACTTTTAATACAATATGTGATCCTATAACACAAGAACCTATTGGTGTTACAAAAGAGCCAACTAGTATATATAAATATAATTATGATTTACACATATATGAAGAAAAATATAATTTATTAAGATTTCAATCTGGAACAGCTGATTTAGTTTATAGTAGATAATTTTAAATAATTTTTATTTTTTTTACTTTACGCGTACCATATCCATGTTTTTTTCGAGACTCTTTTGCCAATTTTAAAGCTTTTGAATTTAATTTACATCCGTTTTCTAATATTTTATAATCTATTGCTGCTGCTTTTCCACTACTAATAGAACTTGCTAATCTTGCTATACCCCAACTATGTGCGGTCTGATTTGGTCTTGAACCACTTGAATAATATGCTCCCATTCCTTTTTTCATAATTTTTTTTAGTGATTTTTTTGAACATCCTGTTTTTTTTATTAATTCATCATTTATTGAAAGATTTTTTATATTATATATTTTTTCTGCATTAATTATATGTTGTGATTTTTTAGATTTATATGATTTCACGGGATTTCTCTTTATATAGATTCCTTTTTTATATGCTTTTCTAGACTTTTTTAATTGTTTTAATTGTACTTTTTTATCATATTTTGATAATTTATTTGGTAAATATTTTATTGGTATATTCATTATTATATTATAAAAATATTATTATAATATAATAAAATAATGAAAGAACAAATTATTAAATTTGAGAGAAGTAAAAAAAATAAAAAAAAGTATACTGTTTATGTGAAAAATAAAAAAACAAAAAAAATAAGACAAATACATTTTGGGGCATCAGATTATCAACAATTTAAAGATAGAACACCACTAAAATTATTCTCTCATAAAAATCATAATACAATTAAACGCATGAGAAATTATTATTTGCGTCACTCTGGTACAAAAAAAAAGAGAGATGCAATCAAAAAAGAAATAAAAAAAGCAAAAGGATTTTATACATCAAAAATATTAAGTCATATTTATTTATGGTAAAAATTTTTCAAATAATTTTTTTACATAATTTTCTTGATAACTAATATGAAATTTTAATACTTCATAATAATTATTCATTATGGATGAAATACTAAATAGCTCTCTCTGAATTGTATAAAAATTTTTACAATTATCTATAAATTTATATACATTGAAAATAGTTTCAATAGTTGTTTTATCATAAATAATATTATATTCTTTATTTAAATCGTGATTTTTAATAAAATTTTCCATCAATAATTCCATATACATTATTTTACCCAAACAAATATTAATTTTTCTCTCTTTTTTAATTATATCAATTATATATATTGATATATCTTCTGGAAAAATTCGATTGAGAATAGTTATCATTTATCATATATATTTAATAATTTATATATATGATAATATCAATTTTTTTTATAAGTATCATTCTTACTCTATTATAATTATAATACTTATTATCTTTGTTGTTTTTGTTTTATTTATTCTATACTGACGTACCTCTCACAATTCCAAATACTGGTATTCCTTCTACGGTAGTACTATTGGCATTACTATTGGCTCCTTCAACTACTGGTATTCCTTGTACGGTAGTATTAGTGGCAGTACTAGTGGCAGTACTATCTAAATTAACTGATGTTTCTTGTGATATTTCCCCCGTTTCCGTATCAGGTTCCATTTGAGTTCTTGTAGGATGTCCTGGATGGGGGGCTACTTGTTGGTTACTTCTTACTACTATTAATGAACGAGAGTTATTATAAACACATTTAAAACATTCTTTAAATTGTGTAAAAAAATTAAACCGAGCTAGCAAGTATAGAAGTGTAATAATTAAATTATATATTATAACCCCATCGCTGTATTCCATGCAGTCATTAAAAAAATCAGAGAAGTCGTTAGTACCACCTAACTGTTTTTTAGTTTTTCTATTTTTTATTTTTTTATTTTTTGTTTTTTTATTTTTTGTTTTTTTATTTTTTATTTTTTTATTTTTTGTTTTTTTATTTTTTGTTTTTTTATTTTTTGTTTTTTTATTTCTTGTTTTTTTATTTTTTGTACCACCCTTACCTTGTAATTGAACCTTTAATTCATCTATACGTTTTTCTAAAACTAGTTTTAATTCATCAGACAAATTTAAATTTTTTTTTATACTTTCAGAATCTATAGTTTCTTTATATTTTAAACTTTCTTCATTAGCCTTACGTATTAACTCATTTTTATAATCTTCTAATTCTTTATTGATAACAGCATAATTACTACCACCTGTTTTATTTTCAAATGAATCTGTAATATCTTGTCGTTCTTCTTCTACCGACCCTGTTTCGTGATCAGATAGAATAACTGGTTCAATTTTATATGATGTTCCTTGTTCAATGGCTGATTCAGGAGATGCACTAACTTGTTCAGTGATTAATTTAGAAGAAGTTTCATCTGATGTTTGTTCTTCAATAAACTTTTTTATTTCATCGTATATATTACTTCCATAAAATAAAACATTTTTATTATAATTTTCATAGTTATTTTCTTCAATATATTTTGATATAAAAGTATTATAAGCTATATAATAATTTAATAATATTTTATTATAAATTAAATTTATCATACTTTTACAATTATCTCTATCTTCATCTTTTAAAATTTTTTCGGTAGTATCTAATAATAATTTATAATTGTCTATTTGTTCATGACACAAATTTTTTAACTTTTCAATTCCTTTATCTTGTTCAGTTTCTTCTGCCATTTCGGTTTTTGGCTCTGTATCACTAATTGTACTTTCAGTTATTGTATTTGTACGCAATTTTTCGATAATTTCACTTAATACTGGGTAACTATATAAATTTTTACCCATGGGCATACCAGTGGTTGGTGATAAAATATTTCCTTCATTAAAATATTTCTCAATTTCAACTCTATCATACATAAACCCATCTTCAGCAATACAAGGTTCTTCAGGTAATTTTCCTTGTGTAGATTTAAATATATTTTTAATGATTTCAAGTGTCTCTTCTTTGGATTTTTTATAAAAAATAGATTTTATATTTGTCCTTCCATACATAGAGTATTGTTTATTTCCTCCATAGTATAGTTTAGTTCCTCCCGCTGGGCTTATTTGATTATCATCTGAACAACAATGAAAACAATCAAGATATTTAGATAATAGCATAAGAGTATAAATTACTGAAGTAAATGCAAAAATTATTACACATGTTATATTTTTAGTTTGATCGGGAGGAAAAGGAGGAGGAAAAGAAGGAGGAGAAGAAGGAAAAGGAGGTGAAGACGGAGGAGGGGATGGAGGCGGATATGGAGGCGGATATGGCGGCTTAATAGATTGACTATTAAATGCTGATGTAGCTGCTGATGTTATTAATTTAATATTAGTAAAAACCGGTGAAAGAGGCGATGAAGGTGATGGTGGTGGGTTTGGTGGTTGTAGTGGGTTTGGTGATAGTGGTGGGTTTGGTGGTGGAGGGCGTGGCGGATACAAGGGCGGCATCGGTGGCTCGGGTGATGGCGGTGGCGGTGGTGATGGTTCAGG